GATTACACAGATGGCACAGTCCGTATTCAAGTTCCTTCACCGACACCGTAGTAATAGGAGAATAAATTATGGCAATAACATCAGCAATATGTTCAAGTTTTAAACAAGAACTTTTACAAGGTAAACACAGTTTTGAATCTTCAGGTGGTCACACTTTTAAAATTGCTTTATTTGATAGTAATGCATCTTTAGGAGCAGCAACTACAGATTATTCTACATCAGAGGAAATTACAAATACATCAGGTTCTGCTTATTCTGCAGGTGGAGCAACTTTAACAAACTCCGGTGTTTCATTAACTTCAACAACTGCATTTACAGATTTTTCAGATGTAACTTATTCATCTGCATCTTTCACTGCAAACGGTGCTATGATCTACAACACAACAACAAATGGTGGTTCAAGCACAACAGACGCTGTAGCAATTATAGCTTTTGGTGGTGATAAGACAGCTAGTAATGGGACTTTTAAAATAGAGTTTCCAACAGCAGATTCAAGCAGCGCAATCATTAGATTAGCATAGGAGGCCGACCATGTCGGTATCTTCAGGATGGGGCAGGTTTACCTGGGGCCAAGCTGATTGGAACGAAGATCAAAAATTTGGAGCAGGTTGGGGAGCTAAGACTTGGAATGAACAGTCTTGGGGCGATCTTAACGACGTAACAGTTTCCTTAACAGGTCAAGAAATAACTTCAAGCATGGGTATAGAAGGCTGGGGTAATAATACCTACGGTCAAGGTTCTTGGGGTGAGTTTGCAATCACAATTGGTTTAAGTCCAAACTTTGATATTAGTGGTGTAGAGTTTTCATCTAACGTAGGTTCTTTATCAGGAATTGGTTCTGCAGTTGTAGAATTATCAGGTGTTTCTGCATCATTTAATGTTGGGTCATTATCAATTGAAGCAGATGCTAATGTTTCAATGTCTGGAGTTTCATCATCCTTTGCATTAGGAACTCCTAGTGTTGCAGATCAAGTTGTAGGTTTAACAGGTCAAAGTTTTACAGCAAGTCAAGGAACTGTAACATTACCAAATGCAACAGCTATTCTTTCTGGTTTATCAATAACTTCAGCTCAAGGAACTGCAGTTGGATCTTCAAGTAATCAAGTCGATGTTACAGGATTTTCAATGTCAACATCAATTGGTACAGCAGTTGCACCAAATAACACAGCCATACTTTCTGGTCTTTCAATAGAACCTCAATTAGGATCAATAGTTGGATTAGGTGGAGCTATAGCTCAGCCAACAGGTTTATCTGCAACAGCTAGTGTTGGAGCATTAGATCCTAATGATATGTCCCTTGGAATATCTGGTCAATCATTTAGTGCTAGTATTGGTTCTATTTCTGTGGTTGACATGCAGGTTGGATTAACTGGATTATCTTCAACATTTAGTGTAGGAGGGGTAAATATCTTTGCATACGGAGATGTTGACACTGGTTCAAATACATCTTATAGTAATGTTTCAACAGGTTCGAATAGTACAATTTCGGATGTTGCAACTGGATCAAATACAAGTTATAGTGACGCTGCATAGGAGATAAATTATGGCATCAACATTTACACCTTTAGGTGTTGAACTTCAGGCTACCGGTGAAAACGCTGGAACTTGGGGAAATAAAACAAACGTAAATTTACAACTTATTGAACAAATAGCTGGTGGTTTTACTACAAAATCAATTGCTGGTGGAGCACAAACTACAGCTCTAGATATTACTGACAATGGAACTGGTGATGTAGCAGGTCACAGAATGATTGACTTCACAGGAACAATTACTGGAAATCAAATTGTAACAATACCATTAGACGTTCAAACTTTTTATATTTTAAGAAATTCAACTTCAGGAGCTTATACAGTTCAATTTAAATATACATCAGGCTCAGGTTCTACATTTACTTTTTCAGCAACTAACAAAGGCACTGCGATAGTATTTGCAGCAGCAAACGATGGAACTAATCCAGACGTTATACAAATTCAAACTGGTGGAGATGTTGTAGATGATACATCACCGCAATTAGGTGGAGATTTAGATACTAACAGTTTTAATATTGCATTTGATGATGCACACGGAATTAATGATGAAAACGGAAACGAACAGATAGTATTTCAAACAACTTCATCTGCAGTAAACCAATTAGATATTACAAACTCTGCAACAGGAAATGCACCATCTATACAAGCAACTGGTGGTGATTCTAATATAAGTTTAAAAGTTGGACCTAAAGGAACTGGTCTTATAGAAGTTCTTGGTGCAACAAATCCAGGTTCAATTCAACTTAACTGTGAGTCCAATTCCCACGGGATTAAACTTACGTCACCCCCACATAGCTCTGGGCAGTCGTATGAACTTAAATTCCCCACTGGAAACGTAACAGCAGATAGATTTTTAAAAGTAGCTTCAGTATCAGGTTCAGGCACAACAGGTGTTGGACAATTATCATTTGCTGAAGTATCAGGCGGAACTTCTTGGCAAGCAGTTAAAACTTCTGGTTTTACAGCTGTAGCTGGTGAAGGTTATTTTATTAATACTACAAGTGGTGCAATAGAAATGGATTTACCTGCAGGAAGTATAGGCGATGAAATATCTTTTATAGATTATGCAGGAACATTTGATTCAAATGCTCTAACAATTGATCAGAACGGAACAGAGAAAATTGCAGGATCAACAGATCCATTAACAGTATCAACAGAAAGAGCAGCAAATACTTTAGTCTATGTAGACAGCACACAAGGTTGGCTCTTAAAGAATAATTAAGGAGACTAATGGCTACTTATAGATCAATAGTGGGTCTTAAAATTAAAAAAAGATCCTCAGACCCTTCTAACCCAGTGTTAGGAGAAATGTGGTATAATACTACTTCAGGAACTATTAAAGTTCGTGCTTTTGGTTCAGCCTCTTGGTCATCAGGAGCTACAGCCCCAGGTGCATACATGACCTTTGCGGGTTGTGGAACTCAAACAGCTTATATTAAAACAATGGGTAATGATGGATCACCAGCACCAAACCCATTAGCTAATGACTCACAAGAATATGATGGAAGTTCGTGGACCGGTGCCCCTAACTCTCCGTATGAAGCAAGAGATCCTGGACAAGCTGGAATTCAAACAGCAGCAGTGTTTTTTGGAGGACAAAAAAGTCCTGGCGCAAGTAGTACAGCTGTTTCTTATAATGGATCAAGTTTTTCAGGCATACCATCTATGAATCATAATAGAAGAAGTGTTAATGGAACAGGATCCTCTACAGCAGCAATAACTGTCGGTGGAGCAGGTCCACCTGGTGGATCACCAGAAGCGGTAATGACAAATGTAGAATCTTATAATGGTTCAGCTTGGGTTAATGAAACAGCAGTTCCATATGCAGTTGCAAGTGGAGGAAGCGGAGGCGTTGAATCTGCAGCTTTAATGGTTGGAGGAGTATCTCCAGGTCCCGAAGGACCAGAAGCGGGAGTTTTTACTACATTAGAATATGATGGTTCCTCTTGGACAGCAGGTGGTAATGCTAATACTGCAAGAAACAGATCTTCTGCTGGACTGGCAGGAACTCAAACAGCTATGTTAGTTTATGGAGGAGGACCAAATAAACAACAAGTAGAGTCTTATGATGGATCTTCTTTTACTAGTGATTCAACTTTAAGTTCAGGATCTAACGGACGAGGAAATCACAACGCAACTGGATATAGCACCTCAGCAATTTACGTGGGATCTCCAAACCCACCAGGTAGTGCTCCAGGAGCTAATACAGTTGAAGAATATACAGCTGCAGCGGCAGCAACAACAACGGTAACGGTAAGTTAATTATGGCAACATACAAAGAATTACATGGAAGATCAATTGTCCCAGCGAGTTCAAACCCGACTACATCAGGTGATGCGGGTAAGATTTTTTATAACTCAACAGATAATACATTTAAAAGTATTGTAACACTTGCAGCATGGACTAGCGCAACAAACGCTCCTTTTAAAGCTGTTGCAGCTGGAGCAACTGGTCCTCAAACTGCCAACTTAATTTTTGGTGGATATGGTAATCCAGCCAGCCCTTCAGGAATAAACAGTACGGCAGAGTATAATGGATCTGGTTGGAATACTGGTGGAAACATGGACGATGGAAGAAATTATGTTGGTTCTGCAGGAACACAAACAGCAGGTTTAGCTTTTGGAGGACTTGATTCTCCTGGTCCACCTTATAGATCAGCAAAAACAGAAGAATATAATGGAACGTCTTGGTCAGAACAAAACGATTTATCTAATGGTCGAGGTCAAGGAGTAGGAACAGGATTACAAACTGCAGGCATGTATACAACTGGAGATGCTGGTCCACCAGATTATTCAGTTTATGTAGAAAATTATGATGGTACGTCTTGGACTAATGGAACATCAAATAGTTTAGGAAGACGTGTATCAACTGGTAATGGAACTCAAACTTCAACAATTATTATTGCAGGTAATATAAACCCATCTGATGCCAAAACTGCTTTAACAGAAGAGTGGAATGGATCTTCTTGGTCAAGTGGGGGTTCTGTAAACACTGCTAGAAAAGGTGGTATGGCTTCAGGAGCAAGTCAAGACTCATCTCTTTTCTTTGGTGGAACCGCAGCAC